TAAAGATGTTCTTCCAGAGAAACTAGAAGAATACAAAACCAGGGATGTCCTATCAGAGGTTACAAGTATGATAGGAATCACCAGGGAAATCTGTGAGCGTAACAATGAACATTCAGGGGGTGCACAATATCTCCTGAAGAACATAGGCGCAAGCTTCTGGGAAAAGGTGTTAAACGATTGCTTAATCATCAGAACCTACCTCAGAAATATAAATAAAGATTACTTCGAGAACGAAAGTAAAGGATATCAATCTTGGTGTGCAGACATGTGGGCTGTTCTCTGGAACCTCTGGTTGAGGGAACAAGAGACAAAAAACATTCCAGAAATGGAATTTGCATGGAGCTCAGACCATATATCCAAACTTGAGAGAGTGGGCATCCTGCATAATGCAGGGATTGTAGGAGATAAACAAGGTGACATCCCTACATTCTACAAAGGCAAATATCATACAGGTGATAGTCCTTTTAAAGACCCACACATCTACGAGGTGCTTGATAGTGAGAAAAGCAGAACACTCTGTAATCACTACTACTTAAAACAGTTATTCAATATTAAAAACAAATATAATTTAGATTATGGCCACAATTGACAAACGCCCTCTCAAAGCTTATGTACGCTTTGACGGTTCTGGGAGAATTGTTCCCAGCAGCCTAATTCTCAGAAGGAAGAAGCCTAAGGTGGGTAAATGGGTAGAAATTCCAGCTTACGAGTGCTGCAATTATATAAGCACTACCACCACCACAACAACTGAAGCTCCACCACTATAAAATTTAAGACATGAGTAATAAACGAGATCTTAAATCTTACGTTAGGTATGATGGTTCTGGGAGAGTTATAGCTGGAAGTAATATTCTTCAGAGATCTAAACCAAAAGTAGGTAACTGGAAACAAACTCAAGCACATGAGTGTTGTGATCCGTTTATTGAAAGTGGGGACTTTCTCTTATTAGAAAATAGTACACAAAATAATCAGAATCTTCTTTTACAAGAAAACGGAGATCGTATAATTCTTTAAAATAACAAACAATGGCAGATAAAAAAATTTCACAACTCTCTAGTGCTACAACTCCTTTAACAGGAACTGAAGAATTAGCACTTGTTCAAGGTGGAAGTACAGTTAAAGCTACAGCTCAAGATGTAGCTAATTTAGCTGGAGGAGGATCGTACACATTATTTACAGGTTTATTGTATCAAGAAGTAACAAATGCTCCAACCTTATCAGTTTTAGAAAATACAACAGGGTTGACATTCACTCCTATTTATGCTAGTGTAGGTAATTATAAACTAAAAACTAACGTTGTGAATTCTATATTAGGTGATAAAACTGTAATATTTATAGGTCAAAACGGAATAGTAGATCTTTTTTTGGCAGGTGCTGTTCAAAATGTAGACAATGATGAAGTTTATATTTCTACACGGAGATGGAATGCTGGAACACTTGCACCTGAAGATGAAAGACTTTGGAATACACCTATAGAAATTCGTATCTATCCTTAATTTAATAGACATGAGTAACAAAAGAGATTTAAAAGCATACGTTAGATATGATGGTTCTGGTAGAGCAGTTCCTGGTGGTCTTATATTAAACAGATTCAAACCAGGTATGGGTAATTGGTCAGAGATCAATGCCTATGAGTGTTGTAATGGACCAGTACCGTCTTCATTCGTATTAAGATTAACTTTTAATAGTATTGAAAATGCAAGTATTCTTGTAGGAGATGCTTCTAATTTATCTGATTGGAATACTTTTTTTGATCTTCCTACACTTGGAAATTCTTTTACATCAGTAGAAATTGATGGTACAACAGTTGTGTTGTATGGTGCATCAGACATTACAGTTAAAGACTATCTTTTTCAAGCAAATAATAATTTGCTTCAGATTGTTGATACAGGGGCAATTATAGCAGGTGGAAAAATGTCTTTTTACAATTGTGACGAATTGACTCTTATAACACTTCCTAATTGTAAATCATTACCTTTTTCTGTTGAAGATGATTATGGATGTTTTGAAAATTGTGGTAATCTTGTAGAAGTTAATCTTGATACAATAGAAGTAATAGAAGACTCTTGTTTTTACGCTTGTATTTCTTTAACAACAGTATATGCTCCATTATTAAAAACTGTAACACCCACTAATATTTACGGAAGTTTTGCAAGTTGTGAGAGTCTTATCAACATAGACTTTCCTTCATTACAAACTGCAGGGGATGAAAGTTTCAATCAATGTTATGCAGCAACAACCGTGAATTTGCCGAATTTAACTACAATTGGTGATCGTTGTTTTGTAAATGCTCAAAGTCTTATTAATTTAAGTTTGCCTAGTTTAATTAGTGCTGGATATGGAGCTTTTTCATTTTCTTTTATTTTAAGTACAATAGACTTACCAAACTTAACTACACTAGGTGCAAATGCAATGCAACTTTGTGGAGATTTACAAGTGATAAATTTACCATCTTGTACAGATTTAGGAGGAACAGTTGGTGATGATAGTGTGTTTCTTACTGTTATAGGGAGTACAATCACTCTTACTGTACCTTCTGCACTTATGACTTGCAATGCTGGTAATCCAGATGGAGATATACAATACCTTCAGGCTAATAACACCGTAACAATAGTAACAGTTTAAACAAACATAAAATGGCAAAATCCCTATTTCCAGAAGACATGATGTCTAAATCAATATCATTAAACCTGGACTCAATCAAAGCTAAGTTGAATTATTTTCATCTACAGCTACACGAACTACACTGGCAAACTAAATCTTTGGCTGAACATTTAGCTTTAGGAGACGCTTATGAAATGGTAAGTGATATTAAAGATGAGATTGTAGAGAAAATCATGGGCTATACAGGAACAAGAACTAAAGCTATGCCTGTAGAAACAATTAAACAATACAGTGCAGGTATGCCTGATCAAGTGATTTCTGAACTCATGACTTTTGCAAAACAACTTGAAGAGTTTGGAGGTTCTAATGGAATGCCTGATATTGAAAATATAGCTCAATCCTTGTCTGGAAATGGTGCAAAAATTAAATATAGACTAACTCTATCGTAATGTTGACTGAACAAGAGTTTTTTGTACAGAGAGAAGAACGCATTAGAATTCTCAAAAACTGTGGTATATATGTCATACGCAATATTGTAAATGATAACATTTATATTGGTAGTAGTGTGAATATTAAAAAAAGATTCTGTCAACATAGAAATAGTCTAAGAAAAAACAAACATCACAACAAGTATTTACAGCGATCTTGGAATAAATACGGAGAGGAGAACTTTGAGTTTGTTGTAATTGAACATCATAGTTATCCAGAAAAGATTCTAGGAAGAGAAAACCAATATATACTTTTATATAATCCTGAATACAACAGTGTAAGGGTTAATAAAGAAGGTAGATTTGTTCTTTCAGAAGAAACTAAAAAAAGAATATCAGAATCAAATAAAGGTAAGTCTCATGGGGTAAGAGGACAAAAACCTTCTGAACAAACCCGAGTAGCAATAATACAATCAAATAAAAAAAGAACTGGAAAAAATAATCCAAACTCAAAAAAGGTAATTAATACAGTTACAGGTGAGATATTTGATTGTGCAAGAGAAGCTGCTCAGAGTATTGGAATTTCTAAAAATACACTATTAGCTAAGTTAATAGGAACTAGAAGAAATAACACCTCATTAAGATATTTGTAATGCAAGTACAAACAAAATTCTTCCCACAAGTGATGCCAGATAATGAATTAGCTTATCTGGCACATCTTCAGGGAATTATTGATTCTGTAGATGAGCTTTCAATATTAGAAGTGACAAGGCACCCTGATGCATACCACTTTAGGCTTGCTCCTTCCCTTCCAAAATACAACCAAATGTTATTGGAAGAGATATTGAAACTGCATAACTTATTACAAATTAAGTTGAATTTGTCAAAGAGTATAAAGAGCTCAGCAACAATTGTTTTTGAAATAGAATTAAATTAACATATGCCACATTACATCAAAACTGGATATTGGGCCCTAGAAAAGAACGGATATAAGGGCTGGTTGAATTTAGAAGACATTATTCCTGGTGGTTCAGGAGGAGCTTCAAGTGTTACAAAAGCTGAAATAGATGTATTGATTTCTTCAAATGCACTTGTTCCAGGGAGCACATATATTATATCTGGAGTGGATGTGCCTTTATATGGAGGAACAACAGTTATACTCAAGGCAGCTACAACTAACGAACTTGAG